TTTTGGGGCAAGCCGGCGCTATACAGGTCATCCCGCCTGCACAGCTTGAAGCGCAATTGGCCAAGCAGGCCTCCGATAAGGCTGGCGCGTTCAATCCGCAGCCGCCGCCCCCGCAGGAACTGGTCTCTTATATCCGGGGCCAGTTTGAGATTTTCCGAAACCATCGCAATACGGCTGCCGGCTGGTCTGAACGCCTTCTGCAGGCGCTGCGCATCTTCAATGGGCAGTACGACGCCACCAAATTGATGGAAATTGCGAAGTGGGGTGGGTCCGCGATCTATGCTCGCATCATCGCGCAGAAGTGCCGCGCGGCCAGTTCGCTCCTGCGGGACATTTACTTGTCGCAGGACCGGCCGTACGCGGTTCGGCCGCCGGCCTCCCCCGATATTCCTGACAATATCATGCAGGCGATCAACGCCCTGATGCAGCAGGAAACCCAATTGGTGCAGCAGCAGAAGGGGTCGCCGCCGCAGCCCGAGGACGTGCAGCAGCGCAAGATGGCGCTCATGGATAGCGCGATGGACGCGTCCAAAAAGCAGGCCCGTGAGCAGGCGCGCGACAGCGAGGACAAGATCGAGGACATGCTGCGGCAGGGTAGCTTCTATAACGCCCTCGCAGAGTTCCTGGTTGACTTGCCGATCTTCCCATTCGCGGTGCTGAAAGGCCCCGTCGTGCGCGTTCTGCCGGAAGTCATATGGCCGCCGGGCGGCGGACAGCCACAAATTCAGCAGAAGCCGCGGCTTACATGGGAACGGGTTTCGCCGTTCGATTTTTGGTTCACACCCGGCGTCTCGGATATCCAGAACGGGAACACGATTGAGAAATCTCGGCTTACGCGGGCCGAACTAAACGATATGCTCGATCTGCCAGGGTATAATCAGGACGAGGTTCGCGCGGTCCTCGATGAATACGGCCGCGGCGGCCTCTATGATAACTGGGACACGACCGACGCCGAGCGCGCGATCCTTGAAAGCCGAGAGAACCCGGCCTGGAACCGGTCCGGATTGATCTCAATGATGGAGTTCAATGGCAATGTTCAAGGGCGCATTCTTCAGGATTATGGTCTCGCGGTGCCTGATGAACTGCGCGACTATCATGTTCAGGTGTGGTGTATTGGCAGCCATGTCATCAAGGCTAATCTGTCCCCCAGTCCTCGACAACGTCACCCATATTTCATCACATCGTTCGAAAAAGTCCCCGGTACGCCCGTCGGAAACTCTCTGAGCGATCTGCTCGGGGATATCCAGGAAGCGGCTAACGCCTGTCTGCGCTCGCTTGTGAACAACCTGTCGATCTCGTCAGGGCCGCAGGTGGTTGTGAACGACGATCGCATGACGCCCGGCGAAAACACGGATGACCTGTATCCGTGGAAGCGCTGGCACATTCGAAACGACCCGCTCGGCAACGTCGGACAGCCGCCGGTCAGCTTCTTCATGCCGGCGAGCAACGTCCAGCAATTGATGCAGGCATATCAGGAATTGATCCAGATAGCCGATGACGTGTCCGCGATCCCGAAATACGTTGGCGGCCAAGGTGCCAGTGGTGGTGCGGGACGCACCGCGTCTGGTCTCGCCATGCTCATGGGCAATGCGAGCAAAATTCTTCAGACGGTGAGCGCGAACATCGATCGCGATGTGATGGAGCCGGCGCTGATGCAACTTGCCGACTTGATCATGCTCACGGATACGACAGGCATCTTGACCGGCGAGGAACGGATTACGGTCCAAGGCGTGAACGTGGCCATCCAGCGTGAGACGATCCGGCAGCGCCAGATCGAGTTCTTGCAAGCTACGAACAACCCGACGGACATGCACATTATGGGGCTCAAGGGCCGCGGCGAAGTGCTGCGGGCTGTGTCGCAAACCATCGGTCTTAACGGTGAGAACGTTGTCCCGAACGACGACAAGCTGGAACAGATGGAGCAACAGCAGCAACAGCAGCAAGCCAGCGGGCCGATCACGCAAATGATCGAAAAGGGCGTCAATGCGGGCGTCCAGGCTGGTGTGCAGCGGATCGCCACCGAACTTACGGCTGGCGATATTGCTCAACAGATCGGTATGCCGGAAGGGATGCCTACCCATATCGGTACGCCGGCGGCCGGCGGCGGTGCGCCCGGGGCTATCCCAGGGGCTCCCCCGCAACCGACAACGAATAACCCGTCCATGGATTTGGGTCCTGGCGGCGACATGGCCCGGCGCGCGGCGCAAAGCCAAGGGTCTCAGCCCAGCGCGCTCGTGCGCCAGGGACTTGGACCAGCCACTAATTTGACTGGACACCCGCCGGGTCCTGGTGCAAAGCCTATCAGTGCTGGTGTAGGATAAGGTCGATGCAGCGGTTGCATTTTCTTAGCGGGCTTCCACGTTCCGGATCGACCTTGCTCGCTTCTATTTTGCGTCAGAACCCTCAAATCCACGCTTCGATCATGTCGCCTATCGGGCACGTTGTTACAGATGCTGTAACTGCGATGGGTGATCAAAATGAGGCGCACTCTTTTTTTGCATTCGGGGATCGGGCTGCGGTCGTACGCGGGATCATGGATGCATTTTATCGTGATGCGCGTCCTTGGGTATTTGATAATAGCCGGCGGTGGACGGCGAATATGGATTTACTTGCAACGGTATATCCAGACGCGCGGGTGATCGCGATGGTCCGCCCTGTCCCTGAAATCGTAGACAGTTTCGAGCAGGTTTTTCGAAAAGGCGCCCTCAATCCCAGCAGGATATACGCCGGCGTCTCCAATTTGACGGTCTATGGCCGATATGATGCACTTATGGCGCCTGGGGCGGTGTTACGGTTCGCTTATGACGCATTGCGCGATGCGTTCTATGGCCCCCACAAAAAGAACATGCTTGTGCTGGAATACAGTGCGCTCGCGAGCAATCCACAGGCGGTTATGGATGGATTGACTAATTTGCTCGATCTTCCGAAATGGGACTATGATTTTAATGCAATACTGCCTATTCCAGGGGCTGCTGAGTTTGATCAAGAACTATCGACGCCCGGATTGCACGCTCTCATGCCGACTGTCCGACACGACAAGCGGCCGCTCATTATCCCACCCGATCTTGTCGCGCGGTGTCCCCCGTCGTTCTGGCGCCCAGTTAAGGAAAGCGCAACCAGTCGTCCCTAGTGTGCAAAGGATCGTTTCAAGGAACGCGCCATGTCATTCACCGGTGTAACTGGCTCTTACGATGCTGACCGAAACTCGGTCGGCAATTTTTTGCAGCAAGTCGTCGCCGCGATTGAAAATGGCACTGCAGGTGGGGCGAGTGGTCCCACTGGTGCAACGGGCTCTGGAACTGGTCCTACGGGCGCTGCAGGCGCTGGCATTACCGGCCCGACCGGCGCTACCGGCTCGAATACAGGCCCGCAAGGTTCTGTTGGCTGGGCTGGCAACACGGGCAATACTGGACCGACCGGTATCACTGGTTTCGCTGGCCAGACTGGTTCTGCCGGTCCATTTGGGAACACTGGCCCGAACGCCGGCGTGACTGGCCCGACGGGCCCGACTGGCCCCACGGCGGGGGCAACCGGTTCTGCTGGGAACACGGGCAAAACGGGCTACACGGGCCCCACTGGAACAACTGGTTCGCGCGGCATCGTTGGCGCGTTTGGTGCGAGCGGTCCCACGGGTCCGACTGGCCTCAATGTGCCTGGAAACATTTTCATTCCTCCGACTTCGAGCCCCGGTGTTACGGGACAAGTGTGGAACAAGAATGGCGTTCTCACGGTCTCGAACGGACCGGGCACGTAAGGTGTGATCATGGCGAATGCCCCAAACAGTCTTTTCGCGTCCAAGGACTATGATCCGAACCTGATCCCTGAAGTTCTGGGAACGGTCATTGCTGCGCTCAATGCGGGTGGTATCAGTGGTCCCACGGGGCCGACTGGTTCTACTGGCTTGCCCGGCGGCGCCACCGGAAACACAGGCCCAACTGGATCGTATACTGGCCCAACTGGGCCGATTGGAGGCGCATCCGGCTCTGCAGGCGCTACAGGTGTCACCGGCGCGACTGGTTTCGCCGGCCCCCAAGGCGCGGCGGGCTCGGGCGGCGTGACGGGGAACACAGGCCCGACTGGTCCGACCGGTCTTAATTCGGGCAACAACGCAACCGGCCCAACAGGGCCAACCGGATCGCCTACCGGCAAAGCTGGCCCAACGGGCATTACGGGCTCAACAGGTAATACAGGCCCGACTGCGAGCACCGGTCCGAATGGCCCGCAAGGTGCCGCCGGCGCTACAGGAATTACTGGCCCAACTGGGTCCAGCAACTTTGTGTTCACGCCGCCCACAACGAACCCACACGTCGTGGGACAGGTGTGGAACAACGCTGGTGTGCTAACGATTTCGGCGGGGTAAGATCATGACCGAACCTGCAAGCAATCCGAGTGGCCCGATCCTCAATCCGACGAATAAGCCGTCGACGTACGATGATAATATCATCCCGGCGGTTCTGTTGGAGGTTGTGCAGGCCATCAATTCTGGCTCGATCACTGGTCCGACCGGTTTAGCCGGCCATGCCGGGGCTAACACGAATACCGGCCCGACCGGGTCCACCGGTGGGACGTTGACCGTCGTTGTCACCCCGCTCGCGAACCCGGGTGAAACCGGCCCGTTCTTCACAGGCACGTTCCAGTACGTAGTACCGCAGGGTCCCGCAGGCGGCGTGCGCGGTCCGACTGGCTTTACGGGCTATACCGGCCCGCAAGGTTCGACCGGTGCGACGGGAAATACTGGTTCTGCAGGTGGAACTGGTATCACTGGTGGGACTGGCTTCCAGGGTTTGCCATATTTTGTAGGGCCGCTTGGCCCGACGGGAGGGACTGGGCTTACAGGCCCAACTGGTTCTGTTGGCGCGACTGGTCCGACGGGTTCAACTGGATCGACTGGTCCTACGGGCGCCACTGGTTCCACTGGCAGCGCCTTATTTGTTCCTCAGACGGGTCCTAGCGGCGCGTTTACCGGGTCATATGTCTACAATGGTCCGATTGGCTCGATAGGTCCGGTGACGAACTCGAACTTTATCCCGCCGACAACCAACCCGCAGATACCGGGTGCTGTTTGGAATAACAACGGCGTTCTAACGATCGCGCCCGGTCAACGCGGTGGCAACGCATAATACTTGACGCCCCCCGTGCAAGACGGTATTAACGGACCAGTTTTTGCTGGTCCGTTTTTTATGTCAACTTGGTCTAAAGCGCAATACAAAGCGTGGCGGCAGGCAAACCCTGTTCGTTGCCGGCAATATTATTTGCGCGCCAAAGAATGGCTTGCGCGTAATCCGGATAAACGGATGCGCTATGCGCTCCGTTCGCGGGCCACGCGGCTAGGTATTTCCGTTGAAATGTTGCAGCGACTTTTAGAACATAAAGTATGTGACGCATGTGGGTCTGGGGACCCAGGCTGTCTTAATGGGTTTCACGTTGATCATAGTCATGTGACGGGCCATGTCCGCGGCGTCCTCTGTCAAAGTTGCAATTTGATTTGTGGACATGCGAAGGATAATCCGATTAAATTGCGACGAGTGGCCCATTATTTGGAGCATACCAATGGTTAGATTGGCCCTGAACGGAATTGTTCGTAATGAGGCTGACCGCATTGAGCGCATGCTGGAAAGCGTTGCTCCCTTCCTTGCCTACGTCGTTATGGTCGACACGGGCAGCACCGACGATACCAAAGTCAAGATCGAACGGTTCTGTGAAGCCAAGCACATCCCCTGTCAGATTTTCGATACGGAGTTTGTGGACTTCTCGCAGGCGCGCAACGCCGCGCTCGCGCACGCGCGTGCTGTCTGGTGTGAAACGCAAGCGTTCGATTATCTGATGTTGGTCGATGC